ACCAATATCCCGATTTATTTTTTAATACCTTCATTTTTTGTTTTATGTGTCTATTTTTTGTTTATTCGTAATAACATATTGAAAAAAACCAAATATTTTTCATTAGTACAAAAAATAACAAAATACATATTGATATTAACTATTTTTATTCTTTTATCATTTTTGAGTTTTGTTGTCTAAAAAATTGATTGCTTTCATTGCAAAAACAAATTATGTTAAAACTGCCTAGCAAAATGTCGCGATTTAATGATTCCATGTGGCGCTATTTATCTGACGATGAGGATGACGAGTATTATCCTAATGAGGAACCCTTCCACTATGGAGAAAGATATCTTTATGATTACCAGTGGTATCATGAGAAGTTTCCTGAGGAATGGGCGGTCTGTCATGAGGAAGGTACTGGTCCTGGACAATGTAACAATTGTGCTGATTATGGTTCTGTCAATGAAATCTTTATTGGTTACTGTGCAAATTGTGCTGATTATGTTTATAAAGGAGCTCGTGGACGAGGGTTTATTGACGTTGGTGTAGAGAATAGCGACACCTCAGTATTGGATTATCCTAGTGCTTTTGAGACATATTTGAAGGATATTGACATTGGTGCGATTGAGCCCATTGAGCCAGAGCCAGAGCCAGAGCCAGAGCCAGAGCCTGAGGGAAACGATTTAAACATTCCTAACACGACCATCATTGATACAAACATTATTAATGAATACGACGAAGATGACTATCTGAATGCTGACCCTTACGAAGACAATGATGTCGCGAATGACTACACCAGTACCAGCATCATAAACTGTGATTATGAGGGTGGATATAATGATATGTAGTCCTCCTTTCTGAGAGATTTTAAATAAAAATTATAGTGTATATTTTTTATTGAAATGATATGAAAATAATACGACAGTATATGTAATTGTAAACATAATGGTAAAAAAATTGATTTTAAAGAATACATTAGATAAGGAATCAAACGAACTAGAAAATAAATTAGAGATGGAACCATCTTCCAAACCACGACTAGTTATCCGTGATAGTCCACCTGTCAATGTATTTTACCCAGCGATTGAATCAAATATTATATACAATGAAGACTGCATAACTGGTATGAAAAAGCTAACCAGTGATTCAGTAGATATTATTATATGTGACCCACCCTACAATATTGGCAAGGATTTTGGCAATGATAGCGACAAACAGACCATGGATGATTATTTGATTTGGTGTGATAAATGGATAAGTGAATGTCTCCGTATTTTGAAACCCACTGGAACTCTTTATATTTATGGTTTCAGCGAAATTTTAGCATTTATTCGGGTTCGCATGACATGCAATGTTCGCTGGCTAATCTGGCATTATACTAATAAAGTAACACCATCGCTTAATTTCTGGCAGAGAACACACGAGAGCATATTGTGTTGCACAAAACAAAAACCTGTGTTTAATCGTGATGATGTTCGCGAGCCTTACACTGATGGGTTTCTTAATAATGCTGCTGGTAAAGTTAGAAAGGCAACCAAGGGCAGATTCAGCAAGGGTGATAAGGAAACAACATATACTGCACATGAAGGTGGTGCATTGCCACGTGATGTTATTAAGGTGCCTGCACTTGCAGGCGGTGCAGGGAAAAAAGAACGTGTTGACCATCCCACACAAAAGCCAATTGCCCTGTGTGATATTTTAATCAAAGCAGCTTTAAATAAAGATGGAAAGACACTGCTGGTGGTTCCTTTTGTGGGTTCAGGTTCGGAATGTGTTTCAGCCAAAAAAAATACAGTAGATTACATAGGTTTTGAAATTAATAATGTTTATGTTGAGTTGGCAAATGGGCGGTTGTCTACGTAGACACGAGTGCTAGCAAATCATCACGAGTACAGATTGGTGTTAGGTAGGGCAAAATAGCAGACTTCTTGGTCCACCACCCCTGTTTCCCTTGAAATGTAACAATGTTTTTTTCACGCATCTCCCCCATCAAGAGCGATTTCTTCACGCCCCAAATCTTGAACCCCTGGAAATCCAAGAGGGCAAACATTGCAAACTCGTAATCGTGCTCTGGTTCAAGATGCTGCCAGACACAGTCATCTTTGCCAGACCAGTAGCGAGCTGTCTTGATTTCAATCTTCTTGCCATTGAGAGTTGCATCGTGTTGACTGGAACTGCGCTTACCTAGAGCGAAAATCTCTGAAAGAATCTTCTCACACTCTGAACCGAAAGGTTTGGAGTCCAAGTCCACAAGCTGCTGCACATCAGGGGATGCACCCATACGCTTGTAATACTTCTTCTGAGTTTCCTTGTCCAGAATAGACTTGAACGCCTTGGAAGTCTTCCAGGATTCGCAAGATAAAATGTCTGCCATGATTGTTCTTAGTTTTTATGAAATTAGTTATTTCATAAAAAGCATTCAATTTTTTATCACTTTTTTTGATTTAGCGTCCAAATGCGCTAAAATCTGCAGTTACTGGCATAAAATTAGCATTGCCCTTGCTTGGTAAAGCACCATAGTAAGAATATTGGTCACCTGATTGTGTTCCAGTTGTTGTTCCGTAAGGAGATTGGAAAGCACCTTCTGTTCTATTAATAGCTAATTTCTTTCCATCAGGACCAACTGAACTGGTATTGTCTTGACCATATAATTTACTATTTAATTGGCTTTGGTCACCAGTTTGTGACCTATTGGTTGGTCCATATCCTTGTCCCTGACCTCTCCCTTGATTTTGCATTAAAACATCTTTTACGCCTGTTCCTGCTCCAGCTGCCAATCCAGTGGCATCCTTAGCAACATCCTTTACTACACTACCCGTAGTGTTGATAGCAGAAGCACCTAATGCACCAGCACCTAACGCAACACCACCAACAGCCATTCCTGCGCCAACTAATCCTGCACCAGCTACATCTGTAACTTTGTCTACAGCATTATTAAGAACTCCTGCACCTGTTTTAGCAACATCCTCTATACCTGCAACTGTATCGTATGTAGCTAATGTAAAAGACCCACCAATTGTATTCGCATCGGCATTAGATGAGAAAGTTCCACTACCGATATTTGAAACATTTTCAGGTCTTCCACCAGTACCTACCTGGTTTCCACCAACTACGGTTTTACCACTTTGAGAAACAGTTCCTGAGCCACCTTGGCCACCACAGTTTGTGCAGGTGCTACCTGTGGAACAAGCGGGACAAACGGGAGGTACAATTTGAGTTTTTAATAAATAATCATCAGAATAATTTAATTTAGATGTAGACGCCCCTGTGTTCTTCCAGTACCAGTACCATTTGAAATACTCAGACATCGCACTATCTTGTGTTGGTGGAGCCATATTGAATCCTGGGTTAGGATTGGTGCCACTATTCATTCCAGGAGTTTTAGTGTTGCCAGAATCAACTGCTGTCGCTGTAAAACGAACAACGTTGTTTAGTGTTAATGTTGTTAATGAAGCATTTGCAAATCCAATTAACGCTATTACGGTTTTGGTTCCATATGGCATATAAACTACTAAATTCTGACCAAGAGTATCAACTACTTGAAATGGCGCAAAACTTGCACTGGATACACTTGTTGGTGTATTAGTAATTGTACCAGCACTTGAAACAACTGTAGCAGTTCCAGTGCGGCTATAAACAGTAATTGATTTAGATGTTCCATCTTGAGCAGTTTGTATTATTAAATTTCCGTTGGTGATATCGTATTTTACAAAAGATGATAATTTGTATAATGCTTTTTGTGGATCATAAAATGTATCAGCAGTAGAATTGTCAGCTGGTTTAATGTAAGGAATATAAGATGTAAGTCCTAATCTTGTGTTGTCGGGGTAATCGTATGTCTTCATTTCACCTTGAGCATTAAAATAAAAGCTCTTCTCCTGAACATTTTTGGTATTATTAATGATATGCATATAGGTATCTGTATTCCAGGGGAAACAAAACACAGTGTAAAAATCGGTATTGACTGATTGTGATAAATACATATAGGATTGGTAGGATGAAGTAGTTGTTGTTATTTGACTTGGTGGCGTGTCTTGTGGAACAACGGTTGTTCCATTTATAATGTTTTTGTAGCTTGTGCTACTAGAGCTACTGCTACGAGCAGAAACATATGTTGTCGCAATACTAACACCAGTCGTGTCTGTGTTACCTGAATGACGTGTGGAATCTACCTCAATAATATTGCCGTTCTTATTATCAAAATATAATTGGTCAAATAATTTTACAGTGTAATTAGAAGATGAATATGTGGGTATGGAAACTAAATCTAATGAGTTTTTAGTTTGCTGAAAAGATACAAATCCTTCTTTAGATGCGATATGATTACCCACTAACACAGATATTACTAAAACTATTAATAGCAATAAAAATAAAAGTAATGGTGTAGTTTTAATGGATAACATTTTGATATAAAGTATAGGACGAAAATATATGCAATGAAATGAAAAATTGATTGTTAAATATTCTTAATTTGATATTTAATAATCGTAATCGTATGGAACCAATTATAGAACCATTTGAACAAGTAACAGTTGAAAAGAAGAGAAAGCCTCGCAATCCACCAACACCATTGTCTGGATGTTACAATGAAAAAAACCAATATGAATTTTCATTAGATGAGGCAGGTAGAGGTTGTTTATTCGGCAGTGTTTATATTGCATGCGTTGTTTTACCTAAAGACCTTACTAAATTCGTTGGCGTAGATATCAAAGATAGTAAAAAATTCACTTCTAAAAAAAAGATTAATGAAGTGGCTAAGTTTATAAAGGAAAATGCATTGGCATGGCACATAGCGTCTGTTCCTGAAGATGTTATTGATGATGTTAATATTTTACAATCTGTTATGAAAGGAATGCATGAATGCATTCGTGAATGTATAATGAAATTGCCAGATATGGAAATGGACCGATGTATGGCTATAGTAGATGGGAACTATTTTACTCCATATAGGGCATTTGACCCGAGTCGTGAGTGCATTCAAGAGTTATCTAATGTAACTATTGAACAGGGTGATGCCAAATATATTGGAATTGCTGCTGCGAGTATATTGGCGAAAACTGGTCGTGACGCTTATGTTGAGAAATTGTGTAAAGAGCATCCTGTTTTAGCCGAACGTTATGGTCTAGACACCAATATGGGTTATGGAACGAAGAGGCATTTGGATGGTATTCGGGAGCATGGAATATGTCAGTGGCATCGTAAGACCTTTGGTGAGAATTGTAAAAATGCACTTTTGAATATGGTGTAAAATAGTGGATGGTTATTGTTTTATTTTTATGTTTATTTTTTATGGTTACGAGTTTTGCGTTGTTTCTTGACGGGTTTTCTTGCTTTTGTTCTTTTTGCTTTCTTGGATTTCTTACCACCATTTTTCTCCTGTAAAATTTCCTGTTGCTTCTTTAAATATTTGCCAAATTGTTCTTTCATGCTATCAAAGGCATCTTCGGCTAATTTCTTGTCAACTATTGTGGGGTTTTTATCGTGCGGTGCAATGCTATTACGAAGACTATAAATTTTGTCCCAATTGGATGTAGCAGGATTCCAAACAAAAAAATTTTGATTATCTTTAATTATTTCCCAAAAATTATTCATTCTAGCTGGTCTCATGAATCCAAGAGCACCCCATTTGCCAAATACTATTTGGGGATGTTTTCCATTATAGTGTTGATCGCCTGACTCTGTTTTAACCACTAAATATGCATCCAATTCTTGTTCAACAATTTTATCAAAGTCTGTTTCTATAAAATAGTCACTGCCACCCTTGGCCGGATTTGGATTAGGATTAATTCTTACTAAATGCCAATTTGTCGCAAGAACATCTTTGAAACTAGTATCATTATCAGACATTTACAATAAATATAATATATAATATATTAATAAAATAATTCCTCCACCTTGTCTCTACTAATTGTCATATATTTTGTTTCACGGTCCATTAAACTATAACCAATTAAAAGTTCCTTGTTCTCTTCTAAATAGACAAATCCCAACGTATATTCTACTTTTTCTTTCTCAAACGTAAAGATTCTACTGTATCGTTTCAACTCCATCGTCTTTACATCTAACGCAACAAAAATATGATAATAATAACGGCGGTCTTCATAACTCACAATATGGCAAATAAACCAAATTTCATCTCCAACACGCTCACCATTTGTTGAACCACGAAACCATTTAAAAAATGGCGGTGTTTTGATTTCATTAGTAACCATAAATTTTTTCACAGGATTGTTCTTGTCATCTATTTTACTTTCTGGGTGGTCTGTTATTTTACCGATTTTCAATGGATACCAACCATATATCATTTTAAGCTCCCGTTCGGCATCTTGAAACATTACCCAATTTTTCTCTACTCCATGTTGTCCATCTATTTCAATAATATGTGAAAGAGTAGATCTAGATTTTAAATTAATTAAGCCATGTTCTATAACCATATTACCAGAACCTAGTCCACGATTCGCATTAAAATAAAGTTTACCACCATGTCCCATAATTCTCACATCTTCCAAACCCACATATAAATTATCGTAACTAGGATTGTATTTCAACTCAGTTTCGCTCTCTAATCTCCATTCTTTTTTACTGATATCAATGTATGCAATCACGTTCTTTGTAACAATGTTTTCTTTGTTTATATATTCACCCTTATCACCAATACGATAATTCACATAACGAAGATTTACAATTAATCTAGACTTTACGAGTGGATCTATACAAATGGACGGTGTGCTAGAAATTAATGAACTATCTATGTTTAATGTATTACCTATTTTTTTTAATACGTTCATATTGTCTCGTTGTATGCCAAAATCGGCAAGTTTGGGACTATAAAATTTGTAATTAGATAGCACATTTTTGGTAAGATTTTCGGGCGCATGAGGATGAAACATAACTTTCATACACGCAGCAACAACATCTAATTTGTTGGGATTTCTGTAATACGCCAAAACGGTGAATTCATAATCCAATTTAAAATCATAGACTTCTTTCTCTAAGAACAAATGATCCTGTGTGGTATTTTTAACCAATTCCTCTTTTGCCATTTCATAAAATGAACATGCGAGTGTGTTTTTACCAGTGGACCGATAATAGTGCACAATTCTATATAAATTCTCAATACGGTTAGGATAAAATTGGTATGCTTCTAGCCATGCATTGATAGCATTTGGCATATCTCCCATTTTTTCATAGCATTTCCCAATAGAATAATGTGAATGCCAAATCTCTTCATGCCAGCCACCAATCTTAATACGCTCTTGATATCTTTCTATAGCTTCTTTGCTCATCCCCGCATCACGATAGCTGTTTGCTAAATAAAAAGTGTAACGGTCATTCCCTGGATTTTCTTCTAAGCCTTTTAATAATAATTTAACATCTCGTTCAAACTTATCTGCTTTCGCACCTCCATCGCCAATGTCATCTATAAAAAGTTGCGCTCTATCAATTTCCACATATACTGTGCCTTGAGGTGTTTTCACGAATTCGTGTGTTACGCCCCAATAAGAATAATCAGGGTCGTTTCTCAATATGCGAACATTTTTATAGAAAAATGTATCTGAACCCTGATAAATATAATATGCACCTTGTGTCAATGATTCTTTTAATTCTGCTATATTTAGTGCAGGGTTAATGCGTAATTTCATATCGGCATCCATTAATAACAAATAATCAGCATTAGCTAAACCATTGCAAGCTTTTAGTGCAAAGGTACGATTGTAACCAAAATCTTGGAAAGGCTCAGTTACAATTTTACCAGGAATATTGTGTTTCTCAAAAAAGGTTTCTATTAACTCTACAGTATTGTCTGTGCTGCCAGTATCACAAATACAATAACTATCAATTAGGGGGAGAACAGAAAGCATAAGACGCTCAATAATCTTACTCTCATTTTTCACAATCATGTTTAGACATATCTTTGCCATTTGTATTAAATAATATATAAACAATAGTTGATATAATTTATATATTATTTTAACGAAACTATTTTTTCGGCATATATTATAAATTATGGCATTTACTAGATTTCATGATGATAACTCACGTATTCATAAACAAGCACAAATAAGCAGTTTTGCAGGAAGATATTTTTTAGATACTCCTGGCCAAGGAACTGATTTACCTTTTCTTGAAGATCCTAATATTCGTATGCAAAAATGGGGCGCCAATTTGAGAAACAATACAGTAAATTTAGAAAGTGATTTACGTGGATTAAGCAGAAAATTAAATAGAGATTATATTGGTACAAACGAACATAAACAATATGCGGCAGAAACAACCACAAATTACTATAGAAATGAAGACCCGTTTGTAGAAGAAAGTAGAGCTACTCATCCAGCTTGGATGTATAAGGATTTAGTACAACCTAGATGGGAAGAACCTTTTTTAAATCCATTGAATGGTTTAGAGAAAGGCTTTCATGAGAATGTACAAACACGTGTTTTAGAGAAAGATTTCTTTGTTCCAACTGTGCCTGTTGTTTCAGGAATGGACGGGATTCCCTTTTACTTATCGGGCAAATCCATCTGTGTTGCTGGTGATGAATTGGGATGTCCTGGTACATTGTACAAAAATAAAATACAATAACAATGAATCCCAATAAATATTATATAACGATATTTTAATTATATAATATAAACATGGAAATTGCTATCCCAGGTGTTGCATTAGGACTATTATATATTGTATCTAATCAAAAAGCTAAGAGTGAGAACTTTAGAAACCGAACACAATTACCTAACGTTGATATTCCAAACCGTAACTTTCCCAGTGAGCTTCCTATAATATCATCTGATAGTGACCAAACCTCCCAATTATCAACATCAAATCGTTACGACAATGGTGGGGGAGTTTACACTGATAAGTATTTTAATCCTAATATGAACAAGGCTCAAACTCCAAGTACAATGGATGATTCTGTATTCGCTGGACAACAATTCTATTCATTAACAGGTGATAAAGTAAATGCTAGCTATTTTGAGCACAACAATATGGTCCCCTTTTTCGGTAGTAATTTAAGAACACGTATATCAAACGAGAATTCTAATGAAGGTCTTTTAGATAGTTACACTGGTTCTGGTACTCAAACCATTAGCAAAAAAGAACAAGCACCTTTGTTTTCACCCTCTGCAAATCAACAATGGGCCAATGGCGCACCCAATATGAGTGAATTTTATCAATCCCGCGTTAATCCCAGTTTGCGAATGGCGAACGTAAAACCATTTGCAGAAGAACATGTTGCTCCTGGTCTAGGTTTAGGATATACTAGCGAGGGTGCTGGTGGTTATAACTCTGGTATGATGATGCGTGACAAATGGCTAGATAAAACTGCCGACCAATTGCGTGTTGATAACAAACCCAAAGCTACAGGATTAATGCTTTATGGTCATGAGGGTCCTGCCGATAGTCTTATTAAACAAAATGCAACATATGAGCAAATGGGTATTATGGAGAAACATTTGCCTGACCAGAGTTTTGAATTAGATAATCGCAGAAGTCCTGATGATATTGGTCGTCTTTTTAAATCGGGTGGTATTAGAAATGGTGAGACAATGCGTGCCATTCCAGTGGACCGTTATGTAAGTCGTCCAGAAACCGCAGCGTCTTATGCAGGTGGTGCTGGTTACCAGAATGAGGCTAGTTATATTCCTGGCGAATATATGCCAACACATAATCAACAATTAGGTGCGGTTCCTTTGGCTGGTGCTAATGCAAATGGCCGCCAATACGCCACAGATGCTGATTATGAAATTAAAGCAAAAAAGGCTTACCCCAATAACCGTACAGAAAACAATCAAGATTATTATTATGGTATGGTTAGTGGTGGATTAGGTGCGGCTGTTGCGCCATTGATTGATATGTTGAGACCTAGTCGTAAAGAAAATGTTATGGGAACACTCAGACCTTACCAAAATCCTAGCACAACAGTGCCGCAATCATACATCTTTAATCCTGCTGACCGCCCAGCTCCTACAATTCGTGAGACTACAGAAAAATCCACTAACCATTTGAATGTAAGCTCAACACAAACTCACGGCGCTTACAGTGTAACTGGACACACTCCTACTCATACAATTCGCACGGAAACAGGAGATTTCTTCTATGCTGGTAATGCTAGCGCTGGTGAGCGTAGTCGCCAAATGAGCTCCTATGAAGCAAATTATAATCAACGCAACAATGAAATTAAATCAAGCACAAATATTGGATATACACCCAATGGCAACATGAATTTAATGAATAGTGATATCAATATGCGCCAAGTATCACGTGATAATATGTTAGAAAATAATCGTGCTGTTATTGCAACAATGCCTTATCAATCACCTGACCCCACAAATATGGGTCGTACTGCTGGAGCAAGCAATAATTTATATGCGAATATAAATATGGATAGAAACACATCCGATATTACTAGCATGTTAAAATCAAATCCTTATGTAGTAGATTATCGTAGTGCATTGTAAATGTTTTTAGACAAACAACAATATTATAATTGTTGTTTGCTTTTACAAATCAAATCAGTTAATGGTTTAATATGGTTCAAGGAACTTATCATTACTCATATTTGGATCTAATTTTGGTAATTTAGCTATAAGTTTAGGGTCGTTTGGTGGTGGTGCAGCTGGGGAATACGCTGATAATGGAAGTGGAATCATAAATCTAATAATTATTTTTTTTATATCTAAAAATTTATCGTCTTTGTTTTCCATATTAATAACATACATTTTGTCATTATATATATCTGTGTCATCCATATTTACACTTCCAATTTTACCTTTATTTTTATCATATATTGTACCAAGTGTAGTTATAATCAAATTATTATTCTTATCAATGTAGTTTAAATTATCGGTTGAAACACCTTTTGATTTCAAATCCTCAATTGTATTCAGTTTGTATGCAACGTTATTAAAGTTTATATCTATAACAAATCTATTTGTTATTACATCACCTATATTTATATTTGTTGAACCACCTGTATCTTTTGGAGAAATAGTTATTATTCTATCAACAATTTTATTAGAATTATCAACATCATAATTTGTTTTTACATACGCAGCAGGTTGATTCATAGAAAAATCAGTTGTAGCAGAGTATTTTCCCGAACTAGTACTAACTTTATAAGAACCAAGAGGATAAGGAACTATCTTACCTTTTTTGCTATTCAGGTCAATTTTAATTCCAATAGAAAATTCGTCTGTATTTTTACTTGATGTATTTGCACCCTCAATAATATTTATTTTAAAAAACGTCAATGATAGTGTTCCAAATATTATTAATGATAGTGCAAGTATAATATAAAACAAATATGCAGATTTTTTAGCCATCTATATTATTAGCACATAAAATTTGGACTAAACTTATGAATAAAAATGTCTGGTAAATATAAAGAAATGATTATTAAAACAGAGAAAAAAAACGGTGTAACAGTTTACACAGTGGAGAAAGATTATGATGATAAAGCATTAGCCAAGAAAATGGATAAATTTTTAAAACCTGACGATATCAAAACAATTATTAAAGACGATTCTGATGTTTATAACGCTGAAGGAAGATTGTTATTAAGGTTTAGAAAGAATAAATTAACAACTGCGAATCAAGACGCATTTTATGATAGTATCATTAAATTCGCTAAAAATGCATCTAGTCTTCGTGGCAGCGCATCAGGTAGCAAAAAGAAGAATTTAGGGAATGTTAAAAAAGTAATGTCTAATATTTTTGGTTATTTTGACCGTTGGACACCTAGTCAAAAAGTGATTTTTACTAAACTTGGTAGAAAACCTTCTATTAATGTTCGCGAATGTCGTTTCAATATGGACTACCCTGAATTGTACAAGAAAACAATACCCCTTATTGAAGAAGTTGATAAAATGTATGCTAAATTAACGCCAGAACACTATGCCAAACAAATCAAGAAAGCCAAAGAAACACATTTTAAAATAGCAAATACTGCTTTCACTACAATTACAACGAATGTTAATTTCCAAACAGGCTTGCACACAGATAAGGGAGATGATGACGAAGGGTTTGGTAATTTGGCTGTTATTGAACGTGGCGATTACACTGGTGGCGAAACCTGTTTCCCACAATATGGTGTAGGGGTTGATGTTCGCAGTGGTGATGTTCTTTTTATGGATGTCCACCAACCCCATGCCAATTTGCCCATTCATAAAAAAACACCTGAGACAATACGTCTATCTATTGTGTGTTATTTGAGAAAGAATGTATGGTTAAACAGTAAGAATAAAACTAGAAAATTCTTTGAAACACATAACAAAACTGTGAAGAATATGCGCAGAAACCCGAAAGATTAGGGCTTGTCAGAACTTTTAGCTTTATTTACTACACGGGAGGGGGTAAGGGGGAACTGGTGGTTCCCCCTAGAATTTTTGAATCTGATATCCCTTATCCGTAATTAACATGGAATCAATATTGCTAACGTCAATGTTGTATACAATTGGGTAAGGCCTAATTATATCCTCGTCGTCGTAAATAGCTACCTCCAATTTATAAATATTATTACTACTATCTCTTGCGATAGTCGTAATATAACAGCTCATTAGGTTGTTATGGACATAACACATAATATTTGAACCCTGAAGAAGCAGATTATTGTACGCATCATTATCCATAAAACTAATATAAGCTACCTTTTCCTTACCCCAATCTTTTGCACCACGGTTAATGTAGTGATAACGAATATTTTTTACTGTTCCTTCATACCGAAAATTTTTATTTGCCCATGTCGGATGACACATCTCTGCCCTTGGCCGAATAATAACAGGATTTAGCACAGAAAGTTTATCTAGAATTGACAGCATTATTGATTGTTTTCAATTCATGAAATAGAATTGTTTAAATCAATTTTTCATGTTATCTACATATATTACGACGTTTGACAGCTCTTAATCCTTGTGGACATGCGTTATCGTTATTTACTACTTTTCTATTTCCACTAGCATCACAATTATAAACATCGTTATTCCTGTCTTGACCTGGATATGTTATTGTTATTTCAGTTATAGCATGCGGACATTTATATCTTTTTGGAAATACATAATCATTATTTTTCGTCATTTTATAATATGGGTCATACGAATTGTTTTTATCATAATTCGCTGTTAAACATGCGTCATTAGCCTCGTCGTAATTTTTTATTGGACAACCAATTTTATAAGCATCATAATTCGGTGTAAAACATCTACCTTTATCTATATTATAGTCTAGAGATTCTGGGCAATTAAACGATGGGTCTATAATAGTTCCAGGAGTTATTATATATTTTAAAATTGGCTCAGGTTTTACTTGTGCTACTTGACCACCACGTCCATATCCCCCATACATTTGAAGCGGTATTGCCTTTGGTTTAAGCGTTAATTTTTTACAGGTATATGAATTGTTACTTGTGTCAATGTGCTTTTCTTCTGTCCCATTATTGTAGTAAAACGTTATTTCTTCTTTATCCCCTGTTTCGCATTTATCTGTGGTTGGTACAGTATCATAGTAATATATTTTTCCGTCTTTAAATGCTGCATCTACATTTTTGCGAAATCCTTCTACATTTACATGCCATAAGTAATAAAATATTCCAAAGAGTATTGCGTTTATAATTGTTAACATAATTCGGCGTTTATTGAAAATTCTACTTGTTATTAATGCATGAATGAAAAAGATTGTAGCTGCAATTATAAGTAAATACATTTATTTAGTTATAATATAATCACATTATTTATTCCCCTATTTGTTTTACTTGTTTTTGCGGGTTTTATTTTTGGGCGTAAGTGGTACTTTCTTTGTCTGTTTTGCTACTTCAGCTTCTGTTCTAGCGGGTATTTTCTTTAATCTAAACTCGGTCATACCATGAGTTTTGGTGGAAATCTCACCATATTCACCATATTTGGCCTTTAATTTTTTGGAGGCTTCCAACATAGGTTTTAAACGGGCTTCAAATGTTCCTAAACCACCACTTTTACCGTAATATTTGGTCATAAAACCTACACGATTGAATCTGAGAACAATACCGTCATTTACAAAGTATTTTAATGTTCTCTCTACATCCTCCTTTTGACCATTCTCTTTAGTAATGGTGAGTTCAATGTCTTTTAATTTGGGTCTATTGATGATGCCATAAAATGCACCCACAATGTAGGTTAAGCAGGTTGTCATTTCCGTGCGACCCTTGCGGAAGAAGGGGTTGAACACAGGGTAAACACCCCAAATAAAGGATTTATTTTTATGGCACTCTTTGAATGCATGTTTAAAAAAGAAATCTAGGGATTTACCTTTAGTAAGTGAAGACATAGTTAAATCTATTTTGGAAACATCATCGTCAAAGAATACAATATGTTTGCCTTCGGGAAATTGTTCCATGATAAATTGGCGTTGAGGCACTAAACCTTTAATCCCTACGACCAATTTGTTGTATTTGGATTTATCCAAGACATTGATGTATTCGCCATATTCTTCTTTGTTGGCAACGTAAACGAATATTTTTTTGGAGGGAATATGATTATCCTTTAATGTTTGGAGTGTTTTCTCATTACATAATTCTGCTCTTTTATAAGATGGAATACAAACTACGTAATCTGTCATTTATATATAATGAGATTTTTGGTTTGGCTAAATTAGGGGGACAAGGAACGAAACTACGTTTGTCCATTCTTTTCTAGAGGTTATTGTTGGTTTTTACGAGTACGTTTTTTGTTTTTGTTTCTTCTTTTCTTTGTGCCTCCTTTTTTTCTTTTTCCTATATTTTCTCCTCTATTTTTTCTTTCTATATTTTTAAGATCGGTTTGAAAAGTTATTTGTAAATCAGGTATTTGTAACATTTTTACTGCAAGTTCATATTTTTTTGTTGTACTATCTGCCTGATTTTCAAAAATTTCATTTATATGATTTATTTTTTCTATAGTTAAATTTAACGGTTTAAGTTGTTCAACATTTATATTTCTAATTTGATCAGCTGTCATTAATTTAATAGTTTCTATGGTCAATGCCTCTGTCCAAGTAGGTTCAGTTTTATCTTCGCCAGCATCAGCATCAGCATCAGCACCTTCACCTTCACCTTCACCTTCACTTACAATAGGAGCTTTACTAATTTGTTCTTTTAACTGCGCTGCTACTGCCGCCTTGTCTCCTTTATAAACTATCCAATTTTTACCACGGTTCGCAGATAATTCTACAAGTCCACCATTATTTTTCCACCGTATACTTCCGTTTTCTATTTTTTTTGATTCGGTTCCAGTTTCAGTTTTGGGTTCAGTTTCAGTTTTGGGTTCAGTTTCAGTTTCAGCTCCAGCTCCAGCTCCATCTCCAGTTCCTTCAACAACATCGGGCATATTATATTGTATTTATGGTATACAATATAAATATAAAAAAAACACAATTATATCTCTATGTAATATTTCCTTTATTTACACCAACACTTCCAAATCCTCAAAACGCCAATATTCTACACCACCATTCGGCATAGGTCTCTTTACAATAAATGGAATCTTCTTGGCCTCAAATTCTTTCAAAGCAATCACATATCCATCAATCACATTCGGTTCCAATTCAACAAATGTCTTAGCGCCAGCATTAATTTGTTTCGCACGTTCTCCTAAAATTCGTGCCTTTTCGTATCTAGTAATAAATGGAATTGTCTTATGAAGTGGGTCAATAATATTACCATTCTCATCACGAACAACTCTTGACAAAACATCAATTTCGTCGTAGTTATGAGACTGCAATTCTGGGTGGAAATCTGCGATGATTTTTTGTTGAGTAGTCTCATCAAACTTTTGTAGGTAAAATTCATCATCATCTTCCTCATCATCGTTATCATCTTCTATTTCAGGGAATGCAGTTCCTAATCGCTCAACCTCTTGCTCTTGTTCCTCTTCCTCCTCATCTTCCTCTTTTTCAATAGACTCATCCTCACTGGCTTGAGTCTCCTCATCTTCAATATCTTCATCTTCTTCTACTTTAGGGTCTGTCTCCTCTAATTCATCTAACTTAGCATCATACTTTTCCTTATTGGCTTCATAAACTTCTCTTGGAATCTTAGACTTTAAGAACTCCAAATCTCTTTCCATCGTTGATAATATATAGGGTTATATTTCTAAATTGGTTAATAAAAAATTATATTAATCAATTTTTCTGAGGGGAACCTAGGTTCCCCTCTAACCCCTCCTAAATCAGAAGAATTGTAATTAAATTTTAGATTAATAGTTTACGTTAGAAACTAATAATCAAGGGAGGGTTCAAAAGGGAACCGTGAAAGCGTTGCGGGTCGGTTCCTTTTCCCTCTACTGGTTTGTTTTCCACGTGGTATCGCATTCCGTGCACATATACAAATACTTCAAATTGTCATCATCATAACGGATATAAATAATCTCTGCCTTTTTATCTTCCTTATTTGTCTTGCATTCCACATTTGGGCATTTCATATTGTAAATCCTTGGTAACGTAGGGTCCAACTTGGTATATTCATTAATAATATGGTTAAACTTCTGCTCGCCCTTCTTCAATTGTGAATTTAAAACACACACTCCTTCCTCTGTAATTGTCTCATCCTTATGCTTGCAATTACGGCAATAATACGTCAGTTGGTTCGGGTCATCTACACTGATTCCAATGTAATACATGTTATCGCATTTCACGCAAAACTTCATTATATAGTTATGAGGATATTTATTTATATCTTTTAGTTATTGTTAATCAATTTTTTGATTAGCTTACTATAAAAATAAATATGCAGAAGTTACATGCTATCATAAGCCCTAAAAATATTAAAATTGAACCTACACTTGTTAAGGCTGGATTGCCAGTAGCTGCGCCTATAATAAGTAATATAACACCAACCAACATTAATAATAATGAAAAACTTTCGTCACCGTTTGCACCACCAATATTTTTATTGCGAAGTTTTCTAGTTTTTCTTTGTTTTTTAGGCCTACGTGTCTTATTTTTTTTACCACCTGTTTTATTTTTGGGTTCGGTTGATAATGCAGTTAATATATTTGTAACCAATTCAGACAATCCACTGTGTAATTCGCTAGACAATCCACTGTTCAATTCGCTAGACAATCCACTGTTCAATTCGCTAGATAATCCACTATTCAATTCGATAGTACCCAAACCTCTTGCTGTATCTCTAATATTACAATTCTTGTCAAAGTTTTGGCTTATTTTATTTCTAGCATCAACGAGACGTCTACATCTTGCTTTCCCTAATGGTCCTATATTTAATTCATTGCATTCGTCCATGTTTAACTCTAGTTTTCCATCCCATTCTGTCGTTTTAATATTGTATTTGTTCCCCATAATGTCTTTTTCTCCATCAATTAATAATTTATTAAGTCTTAAGCATTTTGATTTTTGACGCCCTAATAATAGCTTTTTTAACTTAATAATCCAAAACTCAACGAATTTAAAAAGTATAATATTATTTTTACCCCGCTTAATCATAATTTCTCTAGTCCTCTCAAACAAATGTATTAAATAATTCAATAATGATGAGGGCCATGGGATTGTATTGTAATTTGTCTTATTCATTCTTTCCGCACTTAATATTTTTTTATGTTCAGCAGCAGTCCAATTGGTTGTTGGTAAAGAATTAGGTATAAAAAACATAAGTTTGTCAGTGTTAGTCGGCTTTTTGTCTTGAATAAGACGTAGTGGCTCACCTAAATCAGTTTTAATAGTAGTTTTATAGTCATCAATATAACGTATAAGTTTTCCAGCCTTTGCTTCCTTATTGTTTAATAAATGGTATGAAACAAAAATATGGAATACCATATCGAACATTATTGGATTATCAGTTCAACCTATCATTTTTTGTAAAGCAGCACTGTCCCAATTCCCAGTTAATGCTCTACTAATCCCTTCACTGTATGTATTACTATTATTATTTATATAGTTATAAACAGCATCTATGTATTTTTTGTATTCTTCAAAAGATACTAATACAGGCGAATTTTGAACGTAACCATTTACAATAGCAGGATTTAACGTTTGCGAATTAGACAATACTTCTTTTATACTGGCTTGATTTTGTGTGCTATTTCCATCCTCCTCATCATCTTGACCACCACCAGCAGCAGCAGTTCTAGTTACCTCTTCTTTTGCTTGAGTTATTGATGCCCCGTCAATCGGCGTCCTAGGTACCTTTGGAAATTCATAGGAAAAAGTTGCCATCTATATAATAAGCTTACAAATTATGCTAAATAACGTTTTATCTCCTCCTCTGAAAAATTGATTTTTAAAAAGGGAATAAAAATATAAGCAGTATATATCCAAATGCAAATGGAATCTTCCCATTCCACTGCTGTATCACAACCAAAAAAGTTAACTGTAAAATATCGCGATGTATTTGATTTTCTGTCCAAGCATGTCCATCAAAAAGACCTGCCTACAACAAACCCAAAATCAGTAACAAATACTAGGATTGGGGATGCAAAACAGAATATTCATGGCGGTTCCTATTATATTGCTGATGCTGATTATCCGACCTTTCTAGACCTCTACGCCAAAGAGGTTATTGCTGGTAAAAAAAAGGAATATTTGACCGAGATGCAACGCGATAAGGATGGACCGATATTAGTGGATATTGATTTCCGCTATGATTATGAAGTGGATGAAAAACAACACAGCCCAGATGATATAATTGAACTTATCGGGGAATATTTAGGAGAAATCAAAAATATCTATCAAATAGACGAAACCACTCGGTTTCAGATTTATGTTTTTGAAAAGCCCACTGTAAATCGTATTGACGATAAAACTAAAAACAAGAAGATTACGAAGGATGGAATCCACATGATAATTGGAGTACAAGCCGACCATGTTACCCAACTTATTCTTCGTGAGAGAATTATGGACAAGGCCGCTGAGATTTGGAAGAACCTACCTCTAAAGAACACTTGGGAAGATGTGTTTGACAAAGGAATCAGTACTGGAAAAACTCCTTGGCAGCTTTATGGCAGTCGTAAGCCTGGAAACGACAAGTACCAGCTTACTCGCGTCTTTGATGTTTCATATGACTCTTCCGATGAAGAATTCATGTATCCCGAAATTCCTGTGTCTAGCTTTGACCAGGTAAAGAACATTCAAAAGCTGTCTGTTCGTTACAAGGACCATCCTGCATTATTTATGACAAGTAAGTTCATTGAGCATTACAATGAATACATGCAGGTAAATCGTATTGGAACGGGCCAAGGAACGGGCCAAGGAACGGGCCAAGGCAGTGGAGGGGCTGGAACAATGACTATTTTGCGTAAACCTACTATGGATATGTATAATGACGATTTCTTGCACCCATCCAATGTAGTTAAAATCAAGAATCGTGAAGAGCTAGATAGAGCAGTGAATAACTTCTTGGACAGTATCCAAATATCTGATTATAATCTGCGCGAAACCCATAACTATGCTATGATTCTTCCAGCGACATATTATGGAGATGGCTCGTATGAGAAGTGGATTCGTGTAGGATGGGCTCTCAAAAATACGGATGCTCGCCTCCTAATCACATGGCTAGCATTCTGTGCTAGAGCACCAACATTCCATTTCAGCGAAGTTGCTGACCGTGTAGAGAAATGGTTAGGTTTTGATACCCGTAAAACAAACGGTCTTTCCAGGCGTTCTCTACTGCATTGGGCCAAGGCCGATGCGAAGGATGAGTATGAGCGTGTTCGCCGTGACACTATTGATTATTTCCTAGAAGAGACAATTCGTACTCGTGGCGCAGCAACTTCCAAGCATGATGACCGCTCTGGTTGTGGTGATACTGATATTGCAAAGGTTCTGTATGAGTTGTTCAAGCACAACTATGTCTGTGTAAGCATCAAGGGCAATGTTTGGTATCAGTACATTAACAATCGTTGGCAAGAGGTGGATTCTGGAACTACTCTTCGTAAGGCCATTTCGGAGCAATTGCGAGACTTGTATAATCAGAAGACATTCAATGCGATGAACACCATGATTGTAAACGGGGATCCTCAACAGCAAAATACGGAAGATGATCCTGCTAAGCGTAGGTCTATTCGTATTCTCAATATCTGCACACGTTTGTCCGACAGTAACGGCAAGGATAAAATTATGAAGGAGGCTAGGGAGTTGTTCTATGATGGCACATTCTTGCAGAAGATGGACACCAACCCCTACTTGTTGTGCTACAAGAATGGTGTCATTGATTTCAAGGAGAAGTGCTTCAGAAAAGGCCATCCTGAGGATAACATCTCTATGTGCACCAATATTGATTATACTCCTTTGAATCCTTCTGTTAACCAGAAAATCATGGATGAGATTAATGATTTCATGAATAAGTTGTTTCCTGAGAAAGAGCTCTGTGAGTATATGTGGGACCATTTGGCATCCACCCTTATTGGAACTGCTGCGAACCAGACATTCAACATGTACATTGGTATTGGCCAGAACGGCAAGTCAGTTCTTGTAAACTTAATGGAGATGGTTCTTGGTGACTACAAGGGCGATGTGCCTCTTACTTTGGTTACAGAGAAGCGTGGCAAGGTTGGCGGACTTACTCCAGAGATTGTGGAATTGAAGGGTATTCGTTATGCTGTGATGGCTGAGCCCCAAAAGGGTGATAAGATTAATGAGGGTATGATGAAGACACTTACTAGTGGTAAGGACCGTCTTCAGGGCCGTGCACCCTACATGCCTCAAACGATTTCCTTCCTTCCCCAGTTCAAGTTGGTGGTTACTTGCAATGTGTTTATGGAGGTGAAGAGTAACGACCACGGTACTTGGAGACGTATTCGTGCTGTCCCTTTCAAGTCTCTGTTTACAAAGAATCCCGTGAGTGATGACAAGGAGAAGCCATTCCAATTCTTATTGGATGAGTACATTGATGAGAAGTTTGACTCATGGAAGGAAGTATTCGCAGCCATGTTGGTTGACCGTGCATTCAAGACTGGTGGTATGGTTAAGGATTGCAATATTGTAATGGCCAAGAGCAATGAGTACCGACAGAGCCAGGATTATATTTCGGAGTTCACCAATGACTGTGTAAAGCGTGACCCCAGTGGCCGTATCAAGAAGATGGAACTCAACAGCGAATTTGCAATCTGGTATGGTTCCAACTATGGTGGAAAGTGTCCTGGACCTAAGGACTTGCACGAGTACATGGACAAGGAGTATGGAAAGCAGAAGGATAATGCTTGGCGAGGTGTTAAAATTATTTATGATAGGGAAAATCTAAACACACATACTGAAGAAGATATTGACGATGATATAAATACGGATGACCTATAGTCATAGAGTCCAACCTAAAAATTATTTTATTTTTTTTATAAAATAATTTCTATTATCAAAATACAACTGTGTCGTATTTTGCATCTGGATTTTTATATGGTTGTCCCATAATAAGTTTATATAAAACAGTTAAAACATACATTAACGCTATTGTAATTAAATCTACATAATAAGGATAACCAGCTAACAACACAACCAACGTTATTTTTAAATATATATTGAACGGGAATGCAGTGGTTGCAAATAATACATATACAAATCCTAAAGCACATAGATAATATAATAAAAATAAATAACCATTAATTGTTTTGTAATTTTCGGAATTATCAGCTGTAAAAATAGAGTTTCTAGTATTCGTTAGTTTATCGTTTTGATTGTTAGTTACTTTTGTTTCCAATATAGAATTTTCTTTTACCAATGCGTTGTAATCTATTTCTTTTTCTTCGGTTTTATGAATATTTGATGTATTATTATTTATTAATTCATTGCTTTCTGGAAGAGATGATGTATTAATATTTGTTGTTGCAGAAAACAAAAAATTATAAATAAATCTTAAATTGTCTTGTAGCGCACTAATGTAGAAAGGATACAATAAAAATAATAAAATTATTGCTATTTTTGCTTTAATATTTAGAGGTTTACTATATATTATGTATGCCAAACCAGCAAATAAAGTTAAATAAATACCAAACAAACAATTATTTACAAATCGCATAGT